AAAGAGGGTGCAACCGTCAGCGCCAAAGGTGCACCCCAACAGCAAGGGGGCAAAGGCGGAAAAGCGTCTGAACACCATGCTTGCCGTGTCGGTGGAGGAAGCGGAAGATCTGAGCGATAAGGAACGGGACTTCTGCCTGCACTACATCCGGTCGTTCAACGCAACGCAGTCCTATCTCAGCGCTTTCGGCGGCACATGGGACAGCGCCAACGCCCACGCATGGGAGGTCATGCGCCGTCCGGCAGTGCGTGCCGAGATCCAGCGGCTCAAAGCCATCAAGGCAGAGGCTATCCTCGCTCAGGGCGAGGACGTTGTGGAGATGTATATGCGCATCGCCTTTGCCGACCTGAAGGATTACGTTGAGTGGGGCCGCGCCGAAGTGCCGGTGATGGGTCCCTTCGGTCCGATCATGGTGGACGACGGCTGCGGCGGCAAGGTTGCTCTGACCCGTGAGGTCAACGACGTGCGCTTTGTGTCCTCGGACATCACCGACGGTCAGATCGTCAGCGAGGTCAAGGTGGGCAGGGACGGCGCCACCATCAAGCTTGCCGACCGCATGGCAGCCCTCAGGTGGCTTGCCGATTACTTCGAGCTTAATCCCCGAGACCGTCACCGCGACGAATACGAGCGCAGACGGGTGGAGCTGGAGGAGAAGAAAGCCGACAAGCTGTCGCCCGATTCCCGTCCGGACATTCAGGACGACCCGCTGTCGGCAGCGATAGAATCAACAGAGGACGGTGACAGCTGATGCTGCGAGGCAAACAGGCGCAGATCGTGCGCTTTGCCGATTCGGGCTATGACGCTCTGATCTGCGACGGTGCCATCCGCTCCGGCAAGACCTGCATAATGACGCTGGCATTTGTCGACTGGGCGATGCGTAATTTCTCCGACTGCAACTTCGGCATCTGCGGCAAGACGGTGCTTTCCGCCCGTCGTAATATCGTTGAGCCGTTCATGCGCCTGACCTACGCCCGCAAGCGATATGCTATGACCGACCGCCGCAGCGATAACGCCATGGTCATTACCGCCATTCGCGGCGGTGTTGAGGTGACCAACAAGTTTTACATATTCGGCGGCAAGGACGAAGCCTCGCAGGATCTTGTGCAGGGCATCACCCTCGCCGGCGTGCTGCTGGACGAGGTGGCGCTGATGCCCCAGTCCTTTGTCAATCAGGCGATAGCACGCTGTTCGGTGAGCGGCTCCAAATGGTGGTTCAACTGCAACCCCGGGCATCCCGAACACTGGTTCAAAAAGGAGTGGATCGATCGCGCCGACAGCGGCGAGATAAACGCGCTGCACCTGCACTTTACGCTGGAGGACAATCCCTCGCTGACGCCCGAGATCAGACAGCGATACGAAAGCCAGTTCTCCGGCGTGTTCTATCAGCGGTACATCCTGGGCGAATGGAAGCAGGCGGAGGGGCGCGTGTATGCGTCCTTCGACCCCGACGTTCATGTGACGCGCGACTTCCCTCACGGCGCGACCGATGCGTTCTACATCAGCATCGACTACGGTACTGCAAACCCGTTTTCCGCAGGCTTGTGGAGAGTGGACAGGCAGCGCCGCAGAGCATGGCGTGAGCGCGAATACTACTACGACAGCCGCAAGGCAGGGCAGCAGAAGACCGACGAGGAATATTACGCCGAGCTGGAAAAGCTGGCAGGCGATTATCCCATCTCGTACATCGTCGTCGACCCGTCGGCGGCGTCATTCATCGAGTGCATCCGCCGTCACGGTCGGTACCGTGTGCGCAAGGCGGTCAACGACGTCATCGACGGCATCCGCGTGGTGTCCTCTCTGCTAGACGCCGGCATGATCGCCCTGTCGCCCGACTGCCGCGACAGCATCCGGGAATTCTCCCTTTACTCATGGGACGATAAAACCAAGACCGGCGAGGACAAGGTCATAAAGGAGCACGATCACGCAATGGACGATATCCGTTATTTCTGCAACACAATACTCCGGCGGGAATTCCGCTGGGCTGAATGGAGGTGAGCGCCTGTGTTTGAAAAGATGCTCAAGTGGATCAGGCAGATCATCCGCAGTCTCCTGCGCGAGGATCCCGAAGCCGCGGTCAGCGATATTATGATGAGCGCCGAGATGGAGCAGGGACTTGCCCTCTGGTCGAAGATGTACACCGACAACGCTCCGTGGGTGGACGGAAAGAACGTCCACAGCCTCGGTCTGGCGGCTGCCATCGCCTCGGAATACGCGCGTCTGGTCACGCTGGAGATGGACGCAGGTCTGACCGGCTCGCCACGGGCGGCTTATCTCGACGTTCCCTTTCAGGAGCTTATCTCCAAACGCCTGCGCGAACAGGTGGAATACGGCTGCGCAAAGGGCTCGATGGTGTTCAAGCCCTATGTGCAGAACGGCAGCATAGCGATCGACTGCGTGCAGGCAGATATGTTCTATCCCCTGTCCTTTGACAGCTCAAAGCGGCTGACGGGAGCCATCTTCTCCGAGCGCATCACACGCAGCGGCAGGATATACACCCGTCTGGAAGCCCACCGCTTCCTTGAGGACGGCACCTATCTGATAACCAATCAGGCACACATGAGCAAGTCCGATTCGGCGCTGGGCGCGCAGATCGAGCTGACCGACGTGCCCGAGTGGGCGGACATCGATCCGGAGGTTTCCGTTTCCGGGCTTGAGCGTCCGCTCTTTGCGTATTTCCGCCAGCCCAGCGCCAACAACATCGACTGCGATTCGCCCATGGGCATCTCGGTCTTTGCCCGGGCGGCTGATCTCATCCGCGAAGCCGACCGGCAGTATTCCCGTTTTCTCTGGGAGTTTGAGGGCGGCGAGCTGGCGATAGACGCGGCGGCGGACGTTGTGCGCGCCACGCCGGACGGACAGCTCTCTCTGCCCAAGGGCAAGGAGCGGCTGTTCCGCAAACTGGACACCGGCGATCCCGACTTCTACAAAGAGTTCGCTCCTGCCCTGCGTGATACCTCGCTGCTCAACGGTCTCAACGCCATCCTGCGACGCATCGAATTCAACTGCGCCCTTGCCTACGGCACCTTGTCCGACGTGCAGTCCACCGACAAGACCGCCGAGGAAATAAGAGCCAGCAAGCAGCGCAGCTATTCCTCTGTCAGCGACACGCAAAAGGCGCTGGAAGCCGCCCTGCGCGATCTTGTTTACGCCATGGACGTGCTGGCAACCGCATACAATCTCGCTCCGGCAGGCATTATCGATTTCCGCTTTGAGTGGGACGACAGCATCGTTGCCGACCGTCCTACCGAGTTTGCAGAGCGTATGCAGCTGCAGACAGCCGGACGGCTGCGCCCCGAGATCAACATTGCCTGGTACTTCGGTGTTGACGAAGCGGAGGCGCTGGGCATGATGACACCAGACACGCCCGATCCGCTGGCGGCGTTCAGCGGCATGACCGACACTCTGCCCGTTGCCGCAGGCGACGACGGCGAGGGCGGCGAACCCTCCTCCGCAGGCAGCCGCAGAAGTCTCAACGGCGCGCAGACCCAGAGCCTTATCGCCATCATCGCCCAGCTTTCCGCCGGTCAGATCACCGAGGGTCAGGCGGTCAACCTCATTGCCACATCCATCGGCATCGACAAGGCGGAAGCAATCGCCATCGTAAAGGGTGAGTATTAGTGCTCAACCGTTCATACTACGACGATAATTTCGCCTGTGACCTGATGGAGATGTACACCGCGCTGGACACCTCGATAATCGAGGCGATGGCGCGGCGCATTGCCCACATGGGCAGGGTGTCCGACTACACCCGGTGGCAGGCGGAAACACTGCAGGAGGCGGGTCTGCTCTACGAGGACATAATCCGTCTCATCGGTGAGCAGACCGGCATGAGCGACGCCTATCTGCAGCAGATCTTCGAGGACGCGGCGGTGGAGAGCGTCAGCTTTGACAACACCATCTATGAAGCCGCAGGGCTGGAAATTGTTCCCCTTCGGCAGTCACCCTCCATGATGAACCTGCTGCGCGCCGGGCTTAAGAAAACCGGCGGCAGTCTGCGCAACCTGACCATGACCACCGCAAACACCGCCCAGACCGCCTACATAAGCGCCTGCAATCTTGCCTATATGCAGGTGTCCAGCGGTGCCATGAGCTACACCGAGGCCATTCGCGCGGCGGTGAAATCATCGGCAAAGCAGGGCACGAAGGTGCTCTATCCCTCCGGGCATCAGGATCAACTGGACGTTGCCATTCGCCGAAGCGTGCTGACCGGCGTTTCCCAGACCAGCGCAGTGATAGGCATGGAGAACGCGCGGCTCATGGGCTGCGACCTCATGGAGATCACCGCCCACGCCGGAGCCCGTCCCGAGCACGCCGCATGGCAGGGAAAGATCGTCAGTCTCAGCGGACGCAAGGGCTACCTTACCCTTGCAGATATCGGCTACGGCTCGGTCACCGGCTTCAAGGGAGCCAACTGCCGCCACGACTGGTACCCGTTCTTCGAGGGGATTTCCACCCGTCTGTACAGCGACAGTCAGCTTGAGGAGCTGGCAAAGAGCGATCTTTACGACCTGCAGCAGGGGCAGCGAGCCATGGAGCGGCAGATCAGAGCCACACGGCGTGAGCTGGCAGGATACGACGCAGCCATGTCCGCCGCCGATCCGGACACCGCCGCTGCCATCAGGAATGATTTTGACGAAGCGGCAGTGAAGCTCAAGAAGCAGGAAGCCGCGCTGCGGGAGTATTGCCGGAGTAACGGTCTGCTCGAGGACAGCAGCCGCGTGCAGACGCTGTATGGAGACGGCACCACACAGGGCTTCGGGCGGAGCACGTCGCAGAAAGCGGTGTGGGCGAACAGGAAAGCGTTGAAAACCGACAGCAACAGTGGTATAATCAATACAGGAGCAATCAGTGGTGCTCTTAACCCTGTAAGCCCGCAGGCGGAACAACACGCAAAGCGGTATTATGAGTTCATCAGGAAAACCAAATCGGACATATCGAAGATTTCAGCGCATACCGGCATCTCTGCAGATAAGATCGAGAAAATCAAGAATCACATCTTTGTTTCCGAGCATATCCTTGATGACGGCGTTAGGCGTTTCGATCCGTCGTACAGTATGGCGGTTTCATGGCAACGGTTGATGAACGGAGAATACATTGAACGCGATATTGTTTTGCTTAAGCATGAATACGCTGAACTCCGATACATGGAGAGAGGCTTATCTCAGGCTGAAGCTCATGTAAAAGCATCGAAGCGATACAATTACGCAAAATATCTCGACTAACAGGAGGTGTCAAAAATGGTTGCCCTTAAAAACATCAGCACAAGAAACAACATTGTGATCTGTGATTACTTCCCGGAGGGAAGCGATTGCCTCGGGCATATCGAAGTAGACACCGGTACCGGCGAGATAATCCGCGTTGATTATTCCGATTATGAATACGGCAAAAAAACTTATGCTGGCAAGGCACGTGCAAAGCTCATGGAGCTTTATGCTTCCGGCGAAGCTTTACCAAGTGAAGCCGTTGCTATTTGGTATTAGCAGACAACCACATACAGTCAAGCATCTCACCCGATCGGGCGAGGTGCTTTTCTTATACCCATTTTCACAAATCGGCTGGGGCGCGAGCCTAATCGGCGCGGCGGCAGGTGACGCAACCACCTACAAAAGCGTAGCCGCGGAAAGGAGTAAGCCATGAAAACAGAAGAACTGACCGCCCTCGGTCTGACCGAGGAGCAGGCAAAGAGCGTGCTGGCAATGAACGGCAGGGACATCGAGCGCCACAAGAACGACGCTGAGGCTCTGCGTACCCAGCTTGGCACCGCTCAGAAGCAGCTCAGTGAAGCCAACGGCAAACTGGAGGGCTACGATCCCGAGTGGAAAGCCAAGTCGGAGAAAGCTCAGCAGGATGCCGAGGCACAGATTACTGCCCTGCGCCGCTCCCACGCCATCGAGGCAGGCATCGCCGAGCGCAAGGGACGCAACGTCAGAGCCATCCGCGCCCTGATCGACGAGGCGGCGGTCACCGTCAACGACAAGGGCGAGGCCATTGGTCTTAACGAGCAGCTTGACCGCATACAGGCAAGCGACGGCTTCCTGTTTGAGAGCGACAAGCCGGCTCCTGTTTTCTCACGATCGGCTCCGGGGGCAAAAACCAATGCCGACCCGGACAAGAAAGCGCAGGCCAACGCCGGTCTGCGCGCGTTATTCGGAAAGGAAGGATAATTAACCATGTCCAACATTGTAAACCGCGAAAAGGTGGAGGCTCTCATCAGAGAGCAGGTCACCACAGAGATCATGCAGCAGGCGCCCACCCAGTCCGTCTTTATGGAGCTGGCGCGCAAGCTGCCCAACATGACCAGCAAGCAGACCCGTATCCGCGTGCTGGATCTGCTGCCCATGGCCTACTGGGTCAACGGCGACACAGGCTACAAGCAGACCTCCGAGCAGGCGTGGGATAACGTCTATCTCTCTGCCGAGGAGCTGGCGGTCATCGTGCCCATTCCCGAGGCTGTTCTGGACGATGCCGAGTTCGACATCATGGGCGAGATCACTCCCCGCGTCATCGAAGCCATCGGCAAGCGTGTGGACGCAGCCGTTATCTTCGGCACAAACAAGCCCGAGGGCTGGCCTCTGGGTATCGTTCAGCGCGCCCGTCAGGCAGGCAACAACGTAGCCGCGACCACCGACCTCTATGAGGATATCATGGGCGAAAACGGCGTTATCTCCAAGATCGAGCAGTACGGCTATATGCACACTGGCGCTATCGCCGCCACGTCCATGCGCGGCAAGCTGCGCGGTCTGCGCGACGACATCGGTCGTCCGCTGTTCACTCCCTCCGTCCAGGGCAAGTCCCAGTACGACCTCGACGGCGAGCCTATTCGCTTCCCCCGTTCCGGCGCTTACGATCCCGCCATCGCACAGATGGTGGTGGGCGACTGGAAGCAGGCGGTATACGCCATCCGTCAGGACATTACCACCAAGATTCTCACCGAGAGCGTTATTCAGGATCCTGCCACCGGCAATATCGTCTACAACCTCGCTCAGCAGGACATGATCGCCCTGCGCGTTGTCTTCCGCATGGGCTGGGCACTGCCCAATCCCGTCACCGGACTTGACAGCGACCGCACCGGCTGCCCCTTTGCCTATCTGGAGCCCTCCTCGCCCCAGACCACCCAGACCATCACCTTCACTGTGACCGACGGTGAGAGCGCCGTAGCAGGCGCTTACGTCTCCATCGGCGGCGCTCGTCTCAAGACCGATGCAAACGGTCAGTGCGTATTCAATCTGCCCGCAGGCAGCTACACCGCCAAGATTAAGGCCAAGGGCTTCACCGCAAGCGAGGTCGGCGTGACTGTTGCCAGCGCAGCAGTTACTCAGAGTATCACGCTGACTGCTGCATCCTGACGGAGGGCTGAGCCATGAGCAGACTGACCGACGCCCTCTGCGCTCTGGGTGAGCTGATGACCGGCGCCACCATCAGCGGTGACACGGTAACAGAGATCATTGAAAAAATCGCGGCGGAGTACCCTTCCTCCGCACAGCCTGAGATACCCGATACAGAGAGTGATCCTTCCGACACCGGAAGTGATCCTTCTGACCCCGAAAGTAACGATCCCGATTCAAGCGGCAACGAATAATCCAAAGGAGGCGGCATGATGCTGGACAACAGCAATGGAGCAGAGTTCTACCGCGACATCTACTGCGGACGGTTCAAGGATCGCGACGCGCTGCCCTTTGAGCGTGCGGCGGCACTGATGGATACCCTGACCTTCGGGCGTGCAGGTGAGGTTACCGACCCTGTACTGGAACGCAAGGTGCATTTTGCGCAGTGCGCCATCATCGACGAGCTGATCGCCGACGATGCTGCCCCTGCTCGTGTTGCCTCCGAGACCACAGCCCATGTGTCCGTCACCTACGGCGACACCTCCGCGCAGGGGCAGCTCTCACGCTGCCGAAGCGCGGTCATGCGCTATCTGGGGGACACGGGGCTGCTATACAGAGGAGGGTACGCATGATCGGCAACCAGACCGTCACGCTCTTTCACAGGCTGGGCGACCGGCAGTGGAAGATCAGCGTCATCGACCGATGTATGCTTTGCGGCACGCTGAGCCGCCGCACGGCAGGCACGGGACAGGTGCAGGCGGATACTTGCACCGTGCTGCTGCCCGTCAACGATGTCAGCCGCAGCATACTGCCCGACGATGTGCTGATCCCCGGCGATCATTCGGCGCTGTCCGATCAGTCGTCCCGTCGCGAGCTGCTGGCGGTGCGCGGCAGCCTGACGGTAACGTCGGCGGTCGTGCATGACTACGGCTCGGAGAATGTTCGGCACGTGGAGGTGAGCGGCGTATGAGCATGAGCTTCAGCGGACGGCTTGAGCTGTCCGACATTGACTACATCATCAAAAAGCGTGGGCTCAACAACCGCGGCTCGGTGCAGTATCTCATCGACAGCGAGGTCATCCGTCTCAGCGATCCCTATGTACCAATGCTCTCGGGAACGATGAAGGATGCCAAAAGGCACACCTTCATCGGCTCGGGTGACGTACGCTACAAGACACCCTACGCGCCGAGACAGTATTACAGCAACGCAGGCAACGGCATCGAGGGCACAGCCCACGGCGGCAAGCGCGGCAAGCTGTGGTTTGAGCGCATGAAGATCGACCACAAGGACGAAATTCTCCGCGCCGCCGCAAAGAAAGCGGGTGGTTTTGTATGACACCCATCATCCAGTATCTGACCGAATTCTTCGCTGCCTGCCCTCGCATTGCCGAGGGTGTGCTGAGGACTGATTATCTCGGCTCGGAGGAGAACGACTTTACGCTGGAGTGTGTGCCCTGCGATCCCGTTATCAAGCGGTACGTCGGCGGCTCCACCCTCCGGCAGTATCTTTTCATCATCGGTACCCGTCAGGCTTACGGCGAGGACACTCTGCAGAATATTTCGGGCAGCGGTCTGTGCGAGGATATCTTCGCGTGGATCGAGGAGCAGAATTCCGCACGCAATCTTCCCCGTCTGCCCGAGGGGATGACCGCCCAGAAAATCGAGGGGATCTCCACGGCGTACCTGCTGGATGAGGATTCCCAGAGCTTCGCGGCACGGTATCAGATACAGTGCCGCCTGACCTACACACAGAAATAACTAAGGAGGACGTTCACATGAACAAGCTCATCAGCCGCGATCAGTGGAAAGCGTACATGGATACAGGCACCGCTGACGCACCCGTATACTCGCTCATCGGCGAGGGCTTCACCTCGTTTTCCGAGAGCAAGAACCCCAAGGAGTACAGCCGCCAGTACATCCACGAGCGCACCGAGCGCACGGACGTCGTAGGCTACGCTCCGTCCATTTCCTACTCCACCGACGTGTACAGCGAGGACCCCGTTATCAGGAAGATCATCGAGATCACCGACAGGGAGCTGATCGGCACCGATGCGCAGGTCACGGTGTACCTGGTCAATGAGTGGGAGGAGGTCGAGGGCGGTCTGCGCGCCTATCAGCGCCGTTATGCCGTAATTCCCGACGCACGCGGCGACGGCACCGACGCCATGATCTACTCCGGTACTCTCAAGGCGGTGGGCGACATCGTCGAGGGTGTCTGGGACGGCACTGCAAAGAAATTCACCGCCGGCGAGGCTGCTGCTCCCGAAGCTGCAGACGACCCCGAGCAGACCGCCGAAGATCCCGAAGAAACCTGATTCATCACGGAGGTATTGAGCCATGAGCCTTACGACCTGGAGCATCAACGACAAATCCTATGAGCTTGACCTGAGCGATGCCGACGTTGCCGCACGTTATGAGGACACCTTCGAACAGATGATCGCACGGGAAAAATCCCTGCCGGTGGACGGCAAGGTCTCCGTCTACATCAGGGAGGTGTACGCCATGCACCGCGACCTCTACGACGGGCTTTTCGGCAGCGGCGCAGGTGACGCCATCCTCGGCGGAAAGCAGAACCTCAACCACTGCCAGCAGATCTATCTGCAGTTCCTCGAGTTCGTGGAAAAGCAGCAGCGCGCTCACATCGAGTTCCGCAATCAGCTGCAGTCCCGTTATTCTCCTGCCCGTCTGCAGCGCAGGCTGCAGGGCAAGAAATGAACCGCTGCCTGCTGATTGATCCCCTGCCCGAAACGGTCACCATCGACGGGACGGAACATCCCATCAACACCGACTTTCGGGCAGGGATCCTCTTTGAGCTGCTGATCACCGAGGATCGCGAGCTGGATCCGGCGGAAAAGATCGCCGCCGGTCTGGGGATATGGTATCCCGAAATGACGTTCGGCGATCTGCAGGCGGCGTGGAACGCGGCGGTGGAATTCTACTGCTGCGGCAGGACACTTCCCGAGCGTCAGCTCGCTTCGGCGCAAAAGGGCTTCAGTTCCCGTGCCTACAGCTACGAGCACGATGCGGAGTACATCTGCGCCGCCTTTCAGTCGGAGTACGGCATTGATCTTACCGACGCAGAGATGCACTGGTGGCGGTTCAGAGCGCTGTTCCGCGGTCTGGGCAGCGACACCGAGCTGGTAAAGATCATGGGCTATCGCACCGCTGATCTGTCTGTGATCAAAAGCAAGGAAGAACGTGCGCGCATTACCCGTCTGAAAAACATCTACGCACTGCCGTCCGCTCTTTCCGAGGAGGAGAAAGCGGCTGCCGCAGGCGCGCTTTTCGCAGGAGGGATCATGTGATGGACTATCCTGCCATCGAACGCAGGTGGGCGGTCTGCCCTCACTGCGGCAAGCGGTTGGTGATCTACACCAACAACGCACAGTGCAGCGGTGTGTATATCCGCTGTAAAAATTGCCGGAAGGAAGCTGAACTGAGCATCTCCGGCGGCAAACAGAATAACTGAACGCAACAGAGCCGTTGAGCCATGCGATAACATCGAGAGGTGAAAAGCATGGCCGACGGCACTTTGCATTTTGACACAAAAATAGACAACACAGGCTTTGAAAAGGGCCTATCGAAAATACAGGGCATAGCCAAGAGCAGCTTTGCCGCCATAGGCGCGTCCGTCGCTGCGGCATCCACCGCGATCAGCGCAGGCGCGGCGGCTGTCGTGGAATTCGGCAGCGCATTTGAGACATCCATGGCAAAGGCATCCACACTGTTCGGCGACGTTGCCGTGGACACAGCCCACCTCAACAGCGAGATACTGGCTCTGTCGGGCTCCACGGGGCTTGCCGCTTCCACCTTCGGCGACGCTCTCTATTCGGCGCTGTCGGCAGGCATCCCCGCCACCGAGGATATGTCCGACGCGCTGGGCATCCTTGAAAGCTCGGCAAAGCTGGCGACGGCAGGCTTCACGGATATCGACACCGCCATGAGTGCCACGGCAAAGACCCTCAACGCCTACGGTCTGGGAGCTGAGGAAGCGGAACGTATTCAGGGCATCCTCATCCAGACCCAGAACAAGGGTATCACCACCGTGGGCGAGCTGGGCGCGTCTCTTGCTCAGGTCACGCCCACGGCTGCGGCTTTCGGCGTTTCCTTTGAGCAGGTAGGCGCAGCTCTGGCGGCAATGACCGCTCAGGGCACACCTACGGCGCAGGCTACAACCCAGCTCCGCGCCATCATTGCCGAGCTGGGCAAGAGCGGAACAGTTGCCGCCAAGAACCTCGTCAAAGCTGCCAAGGGTACCGAATATGCCGGCATGACCTTTGCTGAAATGATGGCTTCCGGTGCCGATCTGGGTGACGTGCTGGGCATGATCTCCGAAGAAGCAGAGAAAAGCGGCAAGACGCTGGTAGATATGTTCTCCTCCAGTGAGGCTGGAACTGCGGCACTGTCCATCATGGCACAGGACGGCGCGGTGTTCGCGGCGGATATGGAAGCCATGGCGAATACCGCCGGTCTGGTTGACGATGCCTTTGACAAGATGATGGAGACCTTCGCCGGTCAGAAGTCGGTGTTCATGGAAAGCGGTAAGAACCTTGCCATAGCTGTGTACAACGGCATGGACGGCGAGCTTACCAACCTGATGAAGCTGGGCAACGATATGCTTGCTCAGCTTGCGGAAGCCTTCGAAACCGACGGAGCAGAGGGGCTGATCTCTGCTGCCGGCTCGGTAGTTGGGCAGCTTGTGGTCAAGGCGGCGGAATACGCTCCTGTGCTTGCCGAAGCAGCGGTGTCGCTGCTCACGTCCCTTGCGCAGACGCTCATCGACAGCGCGCCCATCATCCTTGAAGCAGGCGTGCAGGTAGCGCAGGCGCTGATCACAGGACTGTTCGGTGCCGAGCTGGGTGAGGCTTTCGGGGAGCTTGGCGCGACCGCTCTTGAGACCTTCAATCTGCTCATCAGCATCGTTTCCGATGCCACGGCAACGGTGGGACCGCTGCTTGGCGATATCGCGCTGACGCTGCTGCATCTTGTCAATGCTGGTCTTGAGCCGGTCAACGCGGTGCTGGGCTTCGTTGCAAACCACACACGGCTGCTGACTGCTGCTGTGGTCGGTGGCGTCGCTGCGTGGACAGCATACATGGTGGTCACCAAGGTGAGCAAGGCGGTTTCGGCGATGTCAAAGGCGATGGCGCTGCTCAAGACGCTGACTGATAAAGAGACAATTTCTACGATGCTTTCCACAGGAAGTATTACTGCTAAGCACGTGGTTCTCGGCGTGCTGACACGCAACGTCACGTTGGCAACAGCAAAACAGGCACTCTATAACGCTACGGTCTCCGCTTTTCCTGGCATGTGGATCATCGGTCTGATCGCTGCACTTGTAGCAGGAATATCTGCTTTGGTGTCAGTGTTTTCGGATTCCACCGACGAGACCGACGCAAACGCCAAAGCCGCCAACGGTCTTGCGCAGAACGTGCGGAAGCTCTGCGATGCTCAGTGGGAGCTGTATGATTCCTACGAGGCTCTGGACGCTCAGATTCCCGACGTCAATGCGCTGCTTTCCGACACCGGCAAGACCCTTGATGAGCTGGATAACGAAATCTCATCCGCAGAAAAGGGCATATCCTCTATCCTGAGCGATGCCATCGAAGAGCGCAGAGAGCTGCGCGAGCAGGATCTGAAGGATCTGCGCGAGTACATGGAGAAATATCGTGCTGCTGTCAGCGAGCAGTTCGATATGTATCTGTCGGTGCAGAACGCCGAAAACCTGAAGATAAGCAGCGCCGCGCCGGCGGACAGCGAGGAGCTTGTCAGGCGGATAAGCGGACTGAACACCGCTCTTGAAAATTCACTCAGCACGTCGGACGAGCTGCTGACACAGAGCCTTACATATATCGAGAATATGAATAAGGCCGGGTATTACGCCACCGAAGCGGAATATCAGGCGGCGATCGAGGCGGAGACAGAGCTTTTCCGGCAGCGAAACGAACAGGCGGAAGCCATGTTCAACACCGGTTATTCTGCTCTGCAGCAATATGCCGCCGTTGATTTTGAATCAGCCCTGACTTCTCAGGCTGGGGCGTGGAAAACGCTCGGAAACGCCATTTCCGAAGCCGGTAACGCAGGCGGCTTTGATGCTCTGACCGGGCAGCTGGACGCT